TTCTCTCAAGGGGTAGAGCACATTATGTAGTAGAAATGTACCCAGATGGTGCAGGTAATACTAAGAGAATGTTGGTAGGTAGAGATAATGGTGGTGAAGTAACTGGTGGTACTATCGTTTCAGGTAGTGCAGCAGGAGATTTACAAGGATTTACTTTAACAGTAACAGCTAGTGAGGTATTTCCACCATTCTTCTGTACAGAGCCAGATGTAGCTTCAGCGACACCTATTAGTCCTGCTTAAAAAAATATTTGTACATTTGTAGTGTATGAATTTTTTCATAGGTTAGTTTTAAATTTGGAAGGGGTATTTTTACCCCTTCTTTTTTTTATAAATATTTTTTTTATTATTTGTTTTATTAACAAATGTTTATTATATTAGCTTAAATTTAAAACAACAATATGACAATAAGAATCGCAAAATCAAATCCAAACAAGAAGCAATCCTTCTTAAATTCCATTGAAAGAGCAATTTCAATAATCTATAGATTAGGTAAAGAAAAAGAAAGTGAAATAGACCTTATGACTTTAAGACTTGCACAAAAAGACCCTGATTTATGGTACAACCGACTTGTCATTGAAGTTGACAGATAAACTAAAAACTAACATCAAGAAACACCACCTACCAAGGTGGTTTTTTTTTATAGTAAATTTTGTTTTTTTTACGTTATACTTATATGAAGATTATTAATGTAAATCAAACACAAACATTAAAGTTCATTCCAAGAATAGATTATCCTACAAGCACGATAAATCTAAACTATAGCATAACAGATGAACAAACCAATAAATCAGAAACTACAAACTCTGTTTCTACATCTGTTGATACAAACGAGAATCTTCTAACAGCATCTGTAACTTTTGGTTCTAGTAATGCACCTTTTAGAGAAGGACACTTTTATACACTTGAAGTAAAAAAAACAGACAACACACTTGCCTATAGAGATAAATTATTTTGTACAGCTCAATCTACACAACAAAGTGTATATAACGTAAATAACAATGAGTACACAACTAACAACACATTTGATAACGATTACATAGTATTATGATACACGCTATAAATTTATCTAACTATGTAAGTCCAGAAATAGAAGAAAAGAAGAATAAGGACTTTGTAACATACGGAGATAAAAATTCTTACTTCCAATACCTTATTGATAGATACAATGGTAGTCCTACCAACAACGCTATTATAAATGGTATATCAGAAATGATATTTGGTAAAGGTTTAGATGCTACAGATAGCAATAGAAAACCAGAAGCATATGCACAAGCTATTACACTTTTACATAAAGATTGTGTAAGAAAGTTATGTACAGATTTAAAACTATTTGGACAATGCTCTATGCAAGTTATATACAACCAAAACAGAAGCAAAATTGCAAGAGTAGAACACTTGCCTGTAGAAACACTAGCAGCAGAAAAATGTAATGATAAAGGTGAAATAGAAGGTTATTATTACTTTGCAGATTGGAGTAAGTACAAACATAGCTCAGAGCTTAAAAGAATACCTGCATTTGGCTTTTCTAAAGAATCTATAGAAATACTATATGTAAAACCATATCGTGCAGGATACAAGTACTATTCTACTCCAGATTATCAAGGTGGACTTCAATACGCTGACTTAGAAGAAGAAATAAGTAATTTTCATATAAACAATATACAATCAGGTTTAAGTCCTTCTATGCTTATTAATTTTAATTCTGGTACACCTTCAGCAGAAGAAAGGGAAAGAATAGAAAGAAGAATATACGATAAGTTTAGTGGTAGTAGTAATGCAGGTAAGTTTATACTTGCATTTAATGATAGTCCAGAAACAGCAGCTACAATAGACCCTGTACAACTAAGTGATGCACACAATCAATATCAATTCTTAAGTGATGAGAGTTCTAGAAAGATTATGGTTGCACACAGAATTGTAAGTCCTATGCTACTTGGTATAAAAGACAATACTGGTTTGGGTAATAATGCAGATGAATTAGAAACTGCTACCAAGCTAATGATGAATATAGTTATTAGACCTTTTCAGAATCTACTAATAGAATCATTTGATAAAATACTTGCATACAATGACATTGCTCTAAATTTATATTTTAAGACACTACAACCTTTAGATTTCCAAGACAACGCTATAGTTGATGAAGAAACAAGAGAAGAAGAAACTGGTGTAAAACTAAGTCAAGAGTGTTGTGTTGATTTGTCTAGTGATGTAGATAAATTTATAGACACAGAAGTTGCAGATGCACTTATAGATTTAGGACAAGATGAAGAAGAACTTTTAAAAGACTTTGAACTTATAGATGAGAGAGAAGTAGATTATGATTTAGAAGATGAGCTAGACACAAAGATAAGTGAGCTTAACAAAGTAGAACTTGCAAATACAGGTAGTGCAAAACCTTATAAAGAAAGTGAGCAAGATGGTAAAAGCAAACAAGAAGGTGAAGAAGATATTATCTTTTTAACAAGATATATGTATGAACCTAAAAAGACACAATCCAACTCAAGAGAGTTTTGTAAAAAAATGATTTCTGCTAAAAAAGTATATCGTAAAGAAGATATAATGGCTATGGAAGATAAAGTAGTCAATGCAGGTTTTGGTAAAGGTGGTTCTGATAAATATTCTATATGGTTATATAAAGGTGGTGCAAGATGTCATCACAAATGGTTTAGAAGAATATATGCAAGAAGAGAAGGTAATAAAAGTTTAGGAGAAGTCATATCTACTACAGAAGCTAGAAGTAGGGGTTTTAAAACAAAACCTAATGCACAGAAAGTACCTGTAGCACCAAAAGATATGCCGAGAAAAGGTTATACAGCAGCGTATTGGAATAAAATGGGATTTAAGAACTAATGGCAACAGCGTTATTTATAAATAGAACAGACCTTGTAAAAAACAGTATCATAGATGGTAATGTAGATACAAACAAGTTTATACAATTTGTTAAGATAGCACAAGAGATACACATTCGTAATTACACAGGTAGTAAGCTATACGACAAACTACAATCTGATATATTAGGAAGTGGATTGTCTGGTGCATACCAAACACTTGTAAACACTTACATAGCACCTATGCTTATACACTTTGCACTTGTTGAGTATTTACCTTATGCTGCTTACCAACTTAAAAATGGTGGACTATTTAAGCATACAAGCGAAAATGGAGAAACACCTACTAAAGATGAAATAGATTTTTTAGTAAACAAAGAAAGAAATTTAGCTGAGTATTATACGACTAGAATGATAGATTACATAACATTTAATCAATCTTCATTTCCAGAATATAATACAAATGTAAACGAAGATATTTATCCTGATAAAGACAGCTTATTTAACGGATGGGTACTTTAACATACAAACCAAAAAATAAAAATATTAAGAAACTAAAAGTGTTTTTGAATGGCAAACGAAATTTATCACAGAAGCAATTGGGGAGAAAGTAAACCAGAAGGTTTTGGTGATATGTACTTTGATTCTAGTGCAACCAATAAGTTGTACAATCGTTCTACATATTATGAGAACTCAGATGCTACAGATAAAATATTAGGAGATATTCCTAACAAAGCAAGTATTGTACTTACACCTACAGGTTACTCAGAAGATAGTATAAATACAGCGATACCACCTTATCAGGTATTACCAACTAACATAGTAACCAATGGCACATTTGATACAGATAGTGATTGGACTAAAGGGACAGGATGGACAATAGGTAATGGTGTTGCTTCTAATGATGGCTCTGCAAGTTATTTAACAAGTACTGCATCTTTTAGGTGGCAAATAGGAAAAAAATATAGAGTAAGTTTAGAAGTAACAGCATATAGTAGTGGACAAATATCTTTACCTTTTGATGCTACAGGAGCTAATTTAAATTATGAAAATAGTATTGGTGTAAAAAGTACTATTATAGTTGCAGGAGCAACTAATCCAATATATATATATTCAAATTCATTTAATGGTTCAATTGATAATGTATCAGTTCAAGAAATACAAGAAGCTGATTTTACCTTTGCTAGAAACTCAAGTGCTACAAGAGTAAACCAAGCAGGACTTATAGAAGATGTAAATTCTGGTACAAATTTAGCTACCAATGGAGATTTTGCAACTGATTTAAGTGGTTGGACAAATAATAATAATTATTGGCAATGGACAAGTTTAGGTGCATACCATCCTTTTGGTAATGATAATAATGGTTTAAAAATACAAGGATTAACACAAGGAAATTACAAAGCAACTTTTACTATTAATTTAATTCAAGGTGCTTTAGCTGTAGAACTTGGTGCTACTACAACTTTTACAGAAAGTGGTACTTATACAATTTATGGTAATGCAAATTATTTAAATTTCAAAAGGTCAACTCCTTTAGAGGCATATCTATCAAATGTAATATTAATACGTTTAGATGAAGCAACAGACATACCAAGATTAGATTACACTACTGGACAAGGTGCTTTTTTACTAGAACCAAGTAGAACAAATTTATCTACTAATTCAGAAGCATTTGATAGTTGGACTAATGGCAGTACTTATGTTACAGCAAATCAAGCTGTTTCGCCTGATGGCAATACAACTGCCGACCAACTTGCAAAGACAAGTTCTTTTCAGCAAATACAAAATACAGCAACAGTTGTAAGTGGTTCAGATTATTCTTTTAGTGTGTTTGTAAAAGAAA